GCCCGGATTTCTATAGATGGCACTAAGGAACTTGTGGGAACTCCCATAGAGACTAAATCAAAATTGGCTGATATTCGGCTAATGAGTTTCGAAGGGCAGCACCGAGCGTCTTCTAAGACACTACCAAGTCCGCCTGCCAAAACGAAGGAAACTGGCTTACTAGCCATAAGTACACTCAAGGGTGCAAAGCCACTCTGGCCAGCACTCCTATCCCATGCCTTCCTCCATTTTTTCGTCACCCTATCCCTCAACCTCTCCGCTTTCTGTTCTGGCCGTACATTCTTTTTCATGAATGGGCTACGTGATAAATCACCTACCTCTTGAGGAAGATCTAGACAACTGTCCCAGAGGGCTGAACTGTAGGAGTTAGAGAATCTCTCACTGGTTGCGAAAAACGCAGTCCAAGGGGTCTTCTCCTGCTCCGTCAGCTCATCCTCCGGAATAGGAATCATCAGATCCGCATCCCAATTTAGAGCCTCCTGAACATAATCAGGGAAATCACACTCCGCCCCGGGAAAGGGCGAAATGGCTTGGTTACCCGGTTGAAGGGAATTTAAGATCATAGTTGCTAACATCTTTTGGCGCGAACTGACTTGCTTTTCTAGCTCCTCGGACGTCCCCGTCCAAGGTAAGCCTAAACCGCCAAGGTGTCTTGGTAGCCACCAAGATAAACCTGCGGGAACATCGTTAAGCAGTCCGCCCGGGGCTTTATGGTATTTGATAAACAAAGACATAAGCTCCTTATGATCTTTTTGGTCATGGCCAGCAAGGAGTTCCCTCGCACAGAATCCCAAGTCACAATAACTCCTTTCCTCACCTCCTTTAATCTTGCGCCGACCTAACAAACCGAAGTTTATATAGGGTCCGCGCTGGAAGCCAGTACTACGGAGAATAAAACCTGTAGAGTTTATCTGGAGCCAGTCTTCTGCGGTGTAACACTTACCCACAGAGAGCTCTAAACCCGCCTGTTCGGCAAAGAAGGCCCAAGTCCTCCTCTGTTCCTTTGTAAACAACATAACGCAATCATCTCCATTTATCCGGAGCGGGAGATCCCGCAACGGTGGAATGACCACTTGCTTTTCACATTCATCAGCCCAGCTCTCCTCCATCTCCGGAGTCGAGCCGAAACCGAGTCTGCAAATTGCTGCGTTGATAACACACAAAATAATGAATGAGATTATGGAACCCATAAGCTGACCATTGGCCTGCTCAACTGGGTCAAGATCCATCTTCTCACCATAATAAATCGTATGTCCTACAAGCGATTTCGCACCTACTCTTCTTATCCATGCGGGGAAACCCCCACGCAGGCAAACGCTATTCCAAGCGGCCAAGGAGAGACAGGACCTCAAGTTATCCGTAGCCTGGGAATAATCCCCAGATTCGAACTTACGTTCGTCACCAGGTTTCAACCCATTCACGCATCCCCCAAAACCCTCCCTCTCCACAACCACCCTCCTGATCACTTCCTCTCCCTTATACACTTCCGATGAAGTGTTCAGCATATTGCTGTATCGAGAGAGAGGGAGGCCAGGACCCTCAGTTCCAGGCTCCATCACCTCTATTTCCTCCGTCCAATTGTATTTGTACTCGGGAGACAAAAGTGCCCTATTCAAGATCTCACTTGACACAGGGGTACCTGTTAACTCAAAGGTGGGGTGTGACTTCATTAGCGTCCACAATAACTTCTGAACAGGCTTCAAGACATAGTAGGGAACAACCGGGCCAGCCGTAACGGCACGGGCCTTAAAAGGCTCGAGCACAAAGCTGGCAGTCGCCGGATATTCCTTCTGCGTTCTAAGCTTACAGAATAGTTTATACGCCATTTCAGTGGATGAACTCTCACGATCTACGCGATGCTCAATCACACCTATGTGTGGGTGATAGCCCATGCCACTGAGCTCCCCAAAACGGTTCTTCAACACGATATCCCTCCAATTATGGAGTATTTCAGTCGCTGCTCCTCCTGACCCCCGTGGGCTGGAGTAATGGCCGTTTACAGAGGGAAAGGGAGAAATATTCCTCCCTTCCTGCTTAAGAAGCATGTTATACATGCCCTCAGGGAAAACTTCCCGTACAACGGTCTCGATCGACAAGACAATTTGTGTGTCCACAGAAGAACTGTTATTCACATCCAGGACAGATAGGGGTCTCCTTAAGATCCCCTTCTTCCTATCACCTAAGGCTGCCCTATGAGCCACTGCTGTGTCCTTCACTCCCTCCGGAGTCATGACAGGAGACCCCTTCTTTATAAATAGAAGGGTCTGGGCCCTACAGAATGCATAAGCGCGTGCGCTACTCTTCATTGAGCTAGCTTTGCGCTTAAGCGAATGTAGGACATTTTCCAGATGTTTCCCGGTCCGACCCGCAAGGAATCCGGCCCTCCCAAAGAGACCAATACGTTTTGTTGGCCACTTGGGCAGCTCCTGACCCATTATCTCATTATGATATGATGCAACTGCCGCTTTCAAAGCTTTTTCAAGTGAGCAGTCATCAATGAGACACCACCTCTTAGCGACTTCTTCGATAGTTGAGTCGTCATAAGGGGACATGCCAAAGGCATCCACCAGCACATTTAGGAAGTGCTTGGCGTGACCTCGAGCCCTCTCCTCGCAGAGAGCTCTAGCCGAACCTCCCCCAGGTACTTTAGGGGAGGTGGAGGTAATCCTACCAGCCAGACTTTGGACCAACGCAATTGTGCTTGGGGCATACTTCTGCCCGAGTATTATTGATTGTTGTGCCATCGTCGTCGAATCAGTCAGTACGAATGAACGTGTAGTTTGTTTGTGC